TCTATCGCTTAGTTGGACGTGCCCCCAGCGACCTCAACGGTCGCTTTGGGCCTGGTAGCGTGTTCGAGAAAATGGGGCGTTATGTGTCAATACCAGACAAAATAGCGTCACAACCCACCTTAACAGCAGGTGCAGCTCCTTTCGTCTACCTTCACAGGCAGACGGCGTGGGGGAGGAATGATAACCTCTTCTGCGACGCACCTTCGGACTTGTCCGAGTTAATTTATCTCTCCCATTCGCGCGATAACGCGCCGGTTTACCTTATGACGTCTCGTGAAAGTGATTACGAGGTTGTACGAGGGAACCGGTGGGACAGCGTCCTGAAAAACTGCCTAATAGACAGGTCGATAGGGATCGAACCCTCTCTTAATGTCTTCTATCAATTAGGCGTGGGACGTGAGATGCGTCGTAATTTGCAACGTCAAGGTTTGCTCATGGTCCCTAACAAGCAGCCGGGTTCTGCCCGGTCTGACGACGTTTCGGAATCTCAAGCACTCCATCGCAACTTGGCCCGTAAGGGCTCAGTTGACGGGTCGATTGCGACAATTGATGCTAAACAAGCAAGCGACACCGTGGCGATCGCTCTCGTCGAGCGCGCCAGCGGCGAACAATGGTTCCAACTCTTAAGTGAGCTTCGATCTCCCTTTACCCGCATTGACAACGCGTGGTATAAGCTTGAAAAATTCTCAAGCATGGGAAACGGATTCACGTTCGAACTGGAGACCGCCATTTTCGCATCCATTGCATACACCGTAGCTGACTCGATGCAGATTGAGTTATGCGTAGGTGAGAACTTCTCCGTATATGGTGACGATATCATTGTCCCCACTGAGATGGCTCAAGCAATGGTGAAAGCGTTAGAGTACTGTGGTATCGAGGTTAACTCTTCGAAGTCCTTTCTTGAAGGTCCCTTCCGCGAAAGTTGCGGCGGGGATTTTTTTGAAGGTCACCCAGTACGTGGTCTATATCTAAAGCAAGTCCCGTCATCTGTCGGAGATTGGATTGTGTTCTATAACCTGATTCAGGAAATGGCACAGTACACTCCGGTCGGGCGGGCATTGCATATGATTCGTGACCACATACCATCT